TCATTATCCAAAAAGCGTAAATGGTCGATAAGAAGTTGAAGTTCTCCAGTCACCAGTTACTGCTCCCTCCGCTTTAGTTCCATAAACTATTCCTCGAGCTTCTCCTTGTAGATAATTAAGTGCATTTTGAATATTCAAATAAGGCTCTCCCTTATTTCCTTGAAGTCCTCCAGGTAAACTCACACTAGTCCAATCATCGTACGTTCCAGCGATTTGCGCGGTTAATGTCCTAATCGAAGCTATCACAATACAAAGCCTTTTGATAATCTGAGGTATAGGATAAACTCCATAAATATATTTTAGCTCTACCAATTGAGGATTATTATTTGCAAAGTAAGTTGCTTCGGCGGAGGTACTCATAGTTAGTCTACCAGTTTCATATTGATAAACATAAGAAGGAGTAACGTCTGTTGAATCAATAGTCAAAGCGTTAAGTTTAATGAGTGGTTGATATTGAACGAACTGATATTTTTCTCCAGTCCCGTCAACTGTTTCATCTTTATATCCTAACTTAGTAATTCTAAATTGAGTTGTGTCATCTACGGCTGCGGTAAATGCTGGGCTTACTGTTAGGGTTGTCGTATCGTTAGATGAAATTTCTCGGTATTCTCCGGAGTTAGTTCCGGCTATTACCCAAACAACATATCCAATATATGCACTATCAGTATACGAAGCCGCAGCGTTTACTAATGTTGTGGTTGAACCAGATAGCGCGGTCTTGGTTGATTCTACATTCCCAAATTTAGTATGGTAAATGCTTTCGATTTCTTCTCCGGATAACGCGGTCTTGGTTGATTCTACGTTTCCAAATTTAGTATGATAAATGCTTTCGATTTCTTCTTCAGCATATCCAATGAACGTTGTTATATCTGCGTCGCTAACTGGTGCGCCGGTCGTTGGGAAGTTAATTGCAGCTTTTATTTCAGCCGCTGTTGCATACCCCATTACTTCTTACCTCTTGTAAATTTTTTAGTTTGAACTTTTACTGGTTTAAATTCTTCTTTTTCTGTGATTGTTTCTACCTTAATATCTCGAATCTTTCTTACAGCTAATTGTCCCTTCTCATTTTTTACAAATTCAAAGTCTTTTTTCTCATCTTCCTCTTTCGGTTTATCGCTCATACTTGTTGTTTTTAGTGCCATTTATTTTCCTCCTCTCTCGTTTAGTTTGTCAAAATATAATATTTGGACTGCCTTAATCAGAATCCCTATTCCGCAGGCTAAGCCTATTGTGTCTTGGATGCTTAAATAATTTTCTATCATACTAATTCAACTCCATCTTTATCTCGATAATCATTAACCATTCCTATTGGAGTTAAGCTAGTCATAAACACGTTACCCTTATTTCGTTCGTCTTGGACGAAAGAACTCATCTCCACTTCATCTAAATCTTTCTCTATTGGTTTAAGCATTTTGAAAAACTTTCTAAAATATTTAATGTACTTCTCTATTTTTTGACGTAGTTCCGTTGAGGTATCTTCTTGAGGATTAGAAGTATTGTATCGAGTCATTCCCTTCAAATCAGATAATATTTCTTTGTATCCTACTTCGTTGAATCCTAAATTGTAGAGTTTCAATTCTCGGACTCTTAGTTTGCACTTTCCGTCAGCGTAAACTTTCCCGTTAAATGCTTTTTCAAATTTCTCAATATGTTCGGAGAATCCTTCTGCTAGTACCAATATGTGTGCCATTTTGTTTTTTGGATTTTAGTTCTCCCGAACCTAATAATAATAAAAAAAATATGGTTATATAACCATCTATATTGGTTTATGCAAATTCGCCTGCGTCAGCTCTACCGATTATCTCAATTACATTGAATTCATCTGTAGTTGCGGTTACTAGGGTTACAGTCAATACTCCAGAGCTTACTGCGGTTGTGTTAGCTGCTGTTACTACAATACTACCATCTGTAGTATGTACCCAGCCACTTACTGCTAGTAAACCTGTCGCTGAAATTCCGTAATCTGCCAAAGTAATCTCGAATGTGTCACCTGCGTCGGCTGTGTTAGCCAATGTAAACATTACACGCTTTAGACTTAATGCAGGGATTTCGTCCCAGCTATCTAATTTGGTTAATGCTCCCATTATGCGAATACTCCTGCAACTGCTTTTCCAACTATTTCGATTACTCGAAAGTCGTCGTTAGTTCCAGATGCGATTGTTACAACCAAAGTTCCAGTTGTTACTGCAGTAGTGTTTGCTTCAACTGTGATAATACTGCCATCGGCTGTATGTACCCAGCTGTTTACTGCCAATAAACCTGTCGCTGCGATTCCATAATCTGCCAAAGTAATCTCGAATGTGTCACCTGCATCAGCCGTGTTGGCTAGTGTAAACATTACTCTCTTTAGACTCAAAGATGGAATTTCATCGAAACTTTCTAATTTTGTTAGTGCTCCCATTTTTTACTCCTTTATTTGAAGATTATGAATCCAGATGTCGCGCCTGTAGTCGTTGCAGTAGTTAGTGTGATAACATTAGTAGCTAGTGTACAAGCTTCATCTACACCTGTAGAATCATCTTTCATTACCGCCATTAAAACTTCTTTAGCATTCTTAACTGTCATTGTATCATTCTGGGCTCCCTTGTCTGCGCTATCTATGAAACCTATCTTGATACCAGAGTTGGATGCACCACCAAGTTCAGCTAATCTTCCTGCCGTTACGTTTACGTTTGTTGTCATTTGGGTTCTTCTCCGTTAATTTAATCGTGTTATACTCCGTCCAGAGTGTTCCACCTTATGACAAGAACGACACAACAACTTAATGTTTGACATCGTGTTCTCCTCATAATTTTTATGGTGTAACTCTAAGTTGTTCATACTCCCACACTCCTCACATTTCTTTCTTTCTGAAATAATTTTATCTCTGAAATAGACTTGTGCTCGACTTCTAAGTAAGTATTTCTCCCTTCCTCTACCTTTTTGGTATTCACTATGATATTCTCGTTGGTATTTTTTATATTTTTCATTTTGTTCTTTTGTTCTTTTTTTACTTGGTTTTTTCTCTCGAGCTTTATTATATGCTCTATTATATTCAGAGATTCTTTCTTTATTTTTATCTCTCCATCTCTTTCTCCATATTCTTCGCTTCTCCTTATCTTCCATATAGTTATAAATAAAGGAGAGTTTTTAAAACCATCCTTCTTCATTTGGGTGTTACCCCATAACTATGAGGTTCGTATCGTGAACTACACGCCTATCAACTCGGCAGATAGATGCCGGACTTCAAATAGTCAATTATGCGCTTATCTCTGTGATACTTGAGCAGAACGCTGTGTTCTTAATCAAGAATGTTTCGTACACCTTCAACATAAACTTTTCCGAATCGTTAGTTTTAGCTAAGTCTTGGTAAGTAATATCTTGTAGTACTCGCATTTCAACTACACTCATATCTAAGAAGTAAATTGCCTTCTCAGCTGTTGTGTTTGATAAATACATACTCGGGATAACTGGTACTTGTCCAACCATCGTATTAAGAACGATTGTACTGAATCCCCAGAATACCTCTTGTGTTGGCTGTAAATAACCAACTTTCGCAGTTAGTAATCCTAGTAAGTCTGAATAGACACTAGAAGCACAGATTGCCAAATTAGGTCTACCACCATCATCGAATGCGTATTGTATCGCAGTTGTAATATCATCAAGAGTCAAAGCTGAAGTATTCTTATCAACAGTATTCGTAGCTCCCATCAACTTCACAATTCCTGAGAACTCTGATGCTGTTGTACTTGCGTCACCGTTAATCAATAAACTTTCTTCCTTTTCTCGTAGCTCTCGAGTCTTTACTAGAACTTCCATCTGCTTTGCGTTTGTCGCACTAGCATCATTGAATGAACCAGTTGCTCCACCACTTGGGCTTAGTCCTCCCAACATCCAACTTGGCATAGCTGCAATTGCTGGTCCTGTGACTCTACCAACTGCGTATAAGAATTTGATTGCTGTAGACTGCCTATCGTAAGTAGTATTAGTTTCACTCAGAGCTGCATCTTCTAATGCTGTAACTGCTCCGCCCTTAGCTGTAATCTGATTGTAATCAGCGTACATACCTTGGTTAGTAACTCTTGGGACTAACTCTACAAAAGGAGTATACTTTCGAGTCGTATCAACTACCCTTGGGTCTACGAAAATAGGGACCATTGCGTATCCGGCTGTACCAGAACCACCTGCTGTGGTTGATAAGGCTTTCATAGCAACTCCGCTAAGTTTCTCTTTGATTGCGTCTAGAGTCGTTGAACCACCATAACTTTGACCTCTCATCATCACACCCATAGGGTTTGAATAGACGACCTCTCATCATCACACCCATAGGGTTTGAATAGACAGTATGATTTGGCGTGTCCAAAAAACTCACTGCGTAATTTCCATTTTCCATATTATTTTTCCTCCATTTTTATTTAGTTAGTTTGACTTTGTGGAGTGTCATCTCCTTCTTCTGCAAAAAAAAATAAATTAATTGCTTATCAGATTAAGTTAAGCATTTCGACTTTATCGGTCGACTTTAACTCTGGTTTATTATCTGATAATGTACTCTTGAAAACTGGTTGTTCTTTGATTGCTTTCAATTCTACTGCCTGTGCTTCAACTTTCTTAGTCAAATCTTCACAGATAGCTTTTAGCTCTAGTTCAGCTTTCGTTTCTACTTCAGCCTTTGCTTCTTCTACAACTTCTGGAGCTGCTTCGGATTCCTCAACTGGAGCTGCCTCAACAACAGGTTCTACTGGTTCTTCAACCTTTACTTCTTCAACTGGTGCTTCTGGCGTTTTTGTTTCTTCTTCCATACTTTTTTCCTCCATTAATTTAGTTATAACTGATTTGCTAACTAAGATTTTTTCTTCTTTCGTATCTTCAATCGCTTTCATCATTACACTTTTCATAGAATGTCCCGTCATTACCGCGCCTTCATTTACCGGACTTCCGGTTAATGCTACGTTTAACAATTTCAAATCTTCAATCAATTGCACTGTAGCGTTACCGATTGTTTTTTGCATAACCTTCAGAGGTTTGAATGCGATTGAGAATGCAGTGATGAATCCTCCTTTGATAGAACCCCATAAGTCTTTGAATTTAGGTGAGGACCTATTTAGCTCTGCTTTTACCCAGAGTCCTCTATCGTCAACCTTTGCTTCGACTATCTTGCCTACCGGTAGAATCGTATTGTCATCTCTCCAAGCTTCGTGTTCATAATCAAGAGTAATAGTCTTAGCCATAATTTGAGCTAACATAGACTTTAGCGCAGCCGGAGTGATTAAGTCGTTGTAGAGGTCTATCTCGGGTACTGAGATGTATCCAGTAATAAACGGAGTCTTTTGATTATCCTTTAGTTCGATTGAATAAGCAAGCCGGTCCGTACAGAATTGGTATTCAGATTGATTAGACAGTTCACTTTCTAATTGAGCAATTGCTTCCATATGCAATTAAGCAATAAATAACTTATAAAACCATCGAACTATTCTTTACGCACGAATAACAACTCATAATCTTTCGAATATTTACTGTTATTATATTTATTGCAACAATCTCCACAAGCTCGACTTTTTCTTAGCTTTCCTCTCCTTATTCTTTCTACCTCGCAATTAGGACATTTGTAAACATATCCGGTTCTTTTTGGGATTACTACGGAATTATCATAACATC